CGAAACGTATCTTGGACTCCTGCTGAGCTTACGGGGTTAGCTTTATGGTTAGATGCAGATGATGCAAGCACGATCACGCTACGAGGCGGTGGTGGTCCTGGTCCGGGTGGTTCTAATCATGTTACCCAATGGGATGATAAAAGCGGGAATGACAGGAACGCAAGCCAAGCAACAGCAACATCACAGCCGACTAATCCAATTGACCTCAACAATCGACGTGTAATTCAATTTGATGCTATTGATGATTTCTTTTCGATCCCCGAATTTACAACGTCTGCTACAGTTTTCATTTTAGCGAATAGAGGTTCATCAACGTACCCGCAGTTGAGCGGTGCGGATCCCGGTTCGTTTATACCGACATGGAATGTCAATGGCGAACGTCTTGAATACCGAAGCGCATCTACGCAGACCATTCTCTCTGAAATTGCCGGTGGATCTACGGCAGAATATGCATTTGGTTGCGTTCAACTTGATACTGCAAACGATGAGGTAAAGCTCAATATTTACGGTGGAACGGTCACGACATTCAGTCAAACACTGGGTGCGTCAGATTTAACAATAAACACGATCGGGCGAGATTTTGCAGGTGCGCAGCAGGTAACGGATGGAGCTGTTGCTGAAATAATTACATCGAGCGATTTAGTAACGACCGAAGACCGACAAAAAGTTGAGGGCTATCTTGCATGGAAATGGGGAGGAATATAAATGGTTCTTGAACTCGTAAACAAACTACCTTATGACCATCCTTATCGCTGGGACGGCACTGCTGTGGGCGGTAAGAAACTGTGGCGACCAGATGAGTTAGGTGCTGATCTTGCTCTGTGGCTTGACGCTGAGGACACAGCTTCAATTACACTTAACGGTTCAACCGTCAGTCAGTGGGATGATAAGAGTGGAAATAATAGAAATGCAAGTCAAGCAACGGCTTCGTTACAACCCACCTATTTATCAACAGGATTCAATGGAAAGCCTACGCTCGAAACAGACGGAAACGACATTTTAGAACTTGGTGCTACTTCACTGGGTCGAAATGTAAGCGGCATCACATGCGCAATTGTAGGTGTGCATCCATCTGGATTAACTTTTACCAGCAATACGAACGAACTATTTATTCGTACAGGCGTAATAACAGAAAGCACACGTTTTGCTTTTACGCCTAATCCATCGGCAAGCACAGGCAACAGATATGCAATCGCTGGAAGACGCTTAGATTCAGATTCGTACCAAACAGTATCTAGCTCTACCGATTCGCTTGCAAATCGTGGCAACCAGTGGATTCGCGTAGGTCAGGCGGCATATTCTGACGGTGTAGCAAATCACTGGACCGATGGAACGCAAGACATAACAAGCGCACCATTTCAAACAGCTGGCGTTACAAGCGACACAGACTCACAGCGCGCAAGTATATTTGGCGGAGTAAACCCACTGCCTTCAGGCTCACAACTTTGCGAAATTGTGCTTACACACTCAACAATGACCACCGCTGACCGTCAAAAACTGGAAGGTTACCTCGCTTGGAAATGGGGACTTGAAAGCAATTTACCAATAGGACATCCGTACAAGTTATATCCACCGTATATAGGTGAACCTGTGTATGATTCTGACGCACAAGCCTACATCACCGCAGTCGAAACAGCAGACGGTCAGACGCTAGAAGCCTCCGTCAAGACAGCGATCAACAATTTTGTGTTGGGCTGCAAGGCGGATGGTATTTGGAACGCTATTAAGTCTTCTGCAATCTTAGCTGGAGCTAGAACGCTTTCTGGTGCATTGATTCCACTAACTGGTACTGCTCCGACCAACTTCAACTTTGTGTCTGGTGATTATGATCGCAAGACGGGTTTGAAGAGCGACGGCGCTACGAAGTATTTAGATAGCAACAGGAACAATGATGCTGATCCACAAAATAGTTATCACTTAAGTGTTTTTGTTTCACAAGCACAGTCTAATGCGCCTGGTATGGCGTTAATCGGTGCGGGTGGTATTAATACAGGAGCGTCAAATATAAGCAATGGCCTCGGCGTTATTTCAGCGAGAAACCGAAACGGGTTTGATGTTGTGCAAGGTGCTGCGTTACCTGTTACTGGGTTTCTTGGCACAAACCGTAATAATGCAACAAATTACACGATGAGGTCTTCTGGTCAGATTGACACGCAAGTAACATCATCTGAAACACCAGCGAATCAAAACATTGGCGTATTTACCCGTGATTTGACAGCGAGTAGCGATGGGCGTATCGCCTTCTACTCCATTGGGGAAGCACTCGACCTTGCACTTCTTGATACGCGCACAACGAGATTCATGGCTGAAATGCAGTTCGCTATCAATACTGGATTGAATCCAAGTAGTTATAATATTGACACACTCAACTATGTAAATGCCGGATACGCCGCAGGAGGTACACTAGCATGAGCCAAATAAAAAATCTTGTAGATGCTATTGATATATTTATTGCGGGTTGTAAATCCGATGGTATCTGGGATCCCATCAAAGCATGTTGCGTCATGGCAGCGTGGGATGGTCTAAACGGTGCATTGATTCCACTGAAAGGAGATGCACCAACCAACTTCAACTTTGTCTCTGGCGACTACGATCGCAAGACGGGTTTGAAGGGCGACGGCGCTACGAAGTATTTGGACAGCAACATAACGGACGACGAACAGGGCATAACTCTAAACGATATGCACCTTTCGGTATACAAAACCGAAACAGGATCAACAGTTGGTGTACGATATTTGATTGGAACGAATGATTCAGAAATATACACAAACGGAGCGAATTTATTTACACAGAGCCGAGGCAACCTAATAACTTCTGGAGTGGCGACAGATAACAACTTTATTGGATGGAGCAGAAGTACCTCGACTGGTTATAACTATCGAGTAAACTCTGTAACGACCGCTCAAGTCTTGGCTTCAACTAGCGTAGCAAACATAAACATCGGAGTTTTTGCTCGAATCACACCATCTATATACGGCACTCACAGACTTTCCTTTTACTCCATCGGCGAGTCCCTCGACCTTGCACAACTTGACACAAGAGTGTCTAATCTAATGACAGCAATAGGAGCAGCAATACCATGAACGTACTAATTTTTACTAACGAAGATGCACAAACATTAATCGCCAATCAAACAGGGCAGCATCGCCTTGCCCCAGTGCAACTAACAGACGGGCGTTGGTTCTTGATGGAAGATGTCTTGACCGAAATCCCTGGTTTATTTCAAGATAAACTGAACGTCAGTTATTTAGTAGAGCCGTTTGAAAACATTCAGTCTTTGCTACCCGTATCGGAGGAAACCCCCTGAAATACAACACCACCAACAGTTTAAGGAGAAATCATGTACTTACTATTTAACACAGAGCTAGAAGCACAAAATGCAAACGATCAAATTTGTGTAAATTTTGTTCGAGCAGAAATCGTTAATAGCCCTTTCTTTGATGGTTCATTGAAAAATGTAAACACTGGGACTAAGCATTTGCTAGTTGATCTTACAGATGAGCAGTTAAAAAATAGAACAGATGGTAAAAGAGATTTTCCTTTATTTGGCATTTCTAAAGGTCAAATTGTTAAAAATAAAGGTTTCACTGAAGACTGGGATATCCCTAAAGAAGATGTATACGGCAAATGGTTTATCCAAAAGCCACGTGAACAGTTTATGACGGATGTTACAGGGTTTACAGAGGTTGAAACTGTAGAATTACCAGAATCAGAAGAAATTATTTAATTATAGCTTTTATCCCAAGATGTATAGATAGTTGGGCTAAGATCAAACTGAGCTAAAGCGTTCCCGATTGCCCTTTCTACTCTCTCAACTCTAAAATCATCCTTAACCACTTTTGGTTTAACAAACTTTTCTAAAAGCTTTTCATCTTTAATAAAATAATGAGGATTCCTGCGATCATAACCGATAATATTTTTCTTAATTAATTCAGTAATTATCTGCTGTAACTGTTGATGTAGCTGGGTATGGGTTAAAGAATCTACAACATGCAGATTCTCTGCTCTTCCATCTTGGCGATCACAATTAATGTGATGTCTCTGCATCTCTTTTCTTTTCTTTGCAGACATTCCCTTTAAATGGGGATTTGTTTCTAAAAGTTCGGATTCACTTGGGTATAATCTGTTTTTACTTTGGTTAAACTTTGAAATATACTCAGGGTAATGAATCATCTTGCCCTAATTCTATCTTAATATTTAGTTAATATTTATTAGAAAAAATTAATGGGGTTAGCCAGCCTTAACCCCTAAGTAACTACACTAGTGTCAATGAGAATTTTAAAAGGCTTTTGTTCCTTTTATTCTACTCCTTCGACAGAGCCAGCGACTGGACTGGATTTAAAATTATAACAAAAAAAACCCCCTGGCGAAAAATAATAAAAACCAAGGGGTTGATGATTATATGATCCTGGGCAATAAAGGAATAAAGAAACCAGGGTTTCTCTTATTCTATCAAATTAAGTTAAAATAGTAAATATGGATACCAAAGATTTGTTGAAAGACAAAGAGATTATCAGATGGTTAATCAACCAAGGGTCAAACTTTGTTATTTTATCGGTCTTAGGTGGTTCAATGTTGTATCTATTGTTCACTTATACCCCAATCTTCGTAAATCATGTTGGAAGTTTAGCAGAATCAACAAAACAGATAGATCATCACTTAGCGGACATGGTAGAAGATACGAGATATATCAGAAAAACAGACGATGAAATTTTAGAAACCATTAAAGAAAACAACACAATTTTAAAAACAAAATGTAAATAAAAAACCCCTGTGAAGGAAGCTCAGGCAGGGGTCATTGGATTGTGTGTGCGTATTTAAATTATATCATTAAAACGGTGTTTCAGTTTCAACTTGTTTCTTATGGACTTCAATCCCTTTAGGGAATATTAGAAGGGGTCTATAGTATTTAGTTCCATCTTTTTCATAAGAATTAGAGGAAAGGGTAGCAGTTTCAATCGAAATTTTATCTCCATCTTCTAGTTGATCGGCTAAAGTTTCGGCTTCATCTCCCCAAATTTGAACATCATAATAAGCAGCTATTCCTTCATTTTTTTTAGTCTTGGAATTATATTTTTTAACTGCAATCGAAAAGTTAAAAACTGTTCCTGATTTTAAATATTTAATTTCTGGTTTATTTACGTATGCGTATCTAACTAACATTTATTGTTTCTCCTTAATTTTCTCTGCAACTTCTTTATAACAAGCACCGAGTTTAATTCCTTGCTCTTCTTGGATATCAAACTCTGCTTTAATTTCAGCCCTAATCTTATTAAGTCCTTCAAGCGTTTCCTGCTTCTTCATCGCTCTAATCTTAGACATTAACTCTTCATCGGTTAGGATATCTTTTTTCTTAACTGGGGCTTTCTTTTCCACTGGCTTCTTTTCTACCGTTGAGTTATCTTTGGAGTCAGGATCATCTTCACTATCATCTATAGCGAAAAGATTCTGTAAGGCATATTTCTTGCTGTAAGTAGAA